GACCTATACGCAGTTCAGCAATAACCAGACGATTCTTGAGGGCTTCGAGTTCGGCTTCAGGAATCCAGTGGGGATTAACTTAGGTGCGTGGCTGGACGAATACTTGGGTACAGCAGACCTAGTAAATACCCTTAGATTCCGTCTAGCTACACGTAACTCAGGAATGATCCTTGGGTTCACACCCATTGATGGATTCACAGCCTTCATAGCTGAGTACCTGTCCGATGCGCAAACCCTTGAGACCCGAAAGGCTGAGTTACTCAATAACGAGGAAGTCCCAATCAGGCAGCACAGCAATAACAGGGACGCTGGGATTATTTATCTGCATTCCGATGAGAACCCATTTGGGGGATACAATCGTATAGCTAAGGATCTCAAGAATGAGAGCAGGGAAACCATCTTGGTTCGTGCCTATGGCGTTCCTGTCCACAGCATGACCACAGTGCTGCCCATGTTTAGCACCTCAGTCAATGTCCTTAAGGACGAGGATTTCCCTGATATAACCAATAGGGCTGAGTACACGATTTATCAAGTAGTTGACCCAGCGGACGCAAGGAACTACGTAAGTATCTGGGCTGCTGTGAACGAAGCAGGTAACATTTTTATCCGCAGGGAGTTCCCTGATATGGATAGCTATGGGGCTTGGGCTGTATTCGGAGACCCTAAGTGGAAATACGGACCCGCAGCTAAAAAACTTGGGTACAATACTCAGGGTTACATAGACGAATTCAGGCAAATCGAGGAGGATCTAGGCATAAATGTGTTCGAGCGCATAGGTGACTCAAGATTCTTTGCCAGAGAGAACTCCAATGCAATGGATCTGTTTCAGGAGTTCAGCGAACGTGGCATGGATTTTGTGCCATCGGACGGCAGACAGGAACACATAGGTATAGCTGCGCTGGATGAATGGTTCTATTATAACCCGAATGTGGAAATGGACGCTACCAATAAGCCTAAGTGTTACATTCACGAGGGTTGTGGCAATTTAATACAGGCTTTAATCAATTATTCAAAGACGAACGATGCCCTGAAGGACTTTTTTGACCTAATGAGGTACTTACGTCTAGCTAACGCTGGCGATGGTCCCGTACACTACGGGGAGGAAGCATTTACCCAGCACAGAGGAACTGGAGGATACTAATGAAACAAGGAGAACTAGGAAAAGAACTAGGTAAAACCGCTATGGAAATCGGCAGACTTCGCAAGAAGTTATGCACAGAGGACGAATACGATGAGGATACCAAGATGCTATCCGAATCAGCTATTCAAAAGATTCGAGATTACTGCGATGATCTAGTTATTCAACCCCAATACGTAAAGGTTCGTTTACTGGACTTCGCAAATAATCCTAAGTTTGTCATCTGCCGAACGATGGAGGGAACCAAGTCAAAGAAGGTGCGTGTATGCATCCCAGCTAATATAAAGGGTAGCTTGCGCATTAACCATGTATTCAAGGCGCAGGTAATTAACTACGAGGGTCAGGATTACTACAGACACGAAAAACTTACCAATGGAAATTACCCTTCAGTTTCTGAAAAAGCATAGCGAGGCGTTTGTTGGTTGGGAGCTTTTGAACAGGGCTGCTAACGATGACATCTATGAAATACCCCCTGAGCATCTGGTTGATATCTTGGGGAGGGATGAGGTATGGCTGAATAACACGATCAGCAATGCTCGCAATAGGATTAAAAACAATGTGTTAAAATCCCGCTAATGGACAAAAAGACGGAAGAAAGTTTTTATGTTTCCGATACCCCTGATTTGTCTGAGCTGAAATCGGAGTTCGATTCGGACTCCTTGGATATGTCTCAGTACATTGCTCAGTGTCAGGACGCTTACGATGAGCGTAATGCGCTCTGGGCGGGCAAAACGGATGATCTTCAGAAACATGGTGAGAACGCATTCCCTTGGGACGGAGCATCCGACCAAGAGGTGCGCTTAATCGAGCAGTGCATTAACACATACGTTGCGCTAATGATGAACGCTCTCAGACGGAGCAACATCACAGCTAATCCGATTGAGAGCAACGACATCAGGGAGGCTCGTGTCAAGAGTATGTTCCTGAAGTGGATGAAGGATTCATACATTAAGGATTTTTATAAACAGGCTGAAATCCTAGCTAATACTTTACTTGAAAAAGGTCTCGCTTTTACGTACGTGGATTGGGAAATAAAAAAACGTAAACATAAGGAGCCTATTGACCTAGAGCAAATTGCGGAAATATCGCCTGAGCTTTACGAAGTACTAGGAACAGAAGGCAGAGAGGACGAAGCCGTAGCTTTGTTTGAAAACATCTACGAAAGTGTAGATAAGGCTGGTACAAAGGCAGCCCTTAAGGATCTGCGAGAAATAGGGAAGGCGGAGATTCCTGTCGTTAAGAAGGATGTCTCTAGACCTGTCATGCAGTCCAAATTTGTGGACTCAGACATTAGATTCCCCTCGTATGTATCTGATATACAAAAGTCCCCTAGAGTCCACGTACGTATGCTTTTGACTCCCTCTGAGATTGAGAACAGCATTGAGAACGATGGCTGGGATGCAGAGGTTGGTCGTGAACTCATTGAGAAGCACAGGGGTTTAGTGCAGAGTTCAGCTACCTCCTATAGCGCATACGAAAGAACCTCAACTGTATCAAGGGGTCAAACATTTGGATCAGGTAACGGAACTGACTTCGATGACATTGTAGAGATTGTTTATACCTACAAGCGCATGATTGATCGCAAGGATGGCGCAGAGGGTATGTATCTAACTGTATGGAGTCCCCAATACGGAGACGCACCCCTGAAGCATGAGCTTCTTTCGGGCGTTGAGCAGTATCCCTTTGTTTGCACTAAGTTATTCGAGAATAACAAGCGCATTCAGGACGTACCTACCTTCGCTGATATCCTTCGTGGACCACAGAACCAAGCTAAGATTGTGCGTGACGGATGGAGCGACAATCAGGCTATTACAATCTCGCCCCCGTTCTTGCACCCTGTTGGTCGTGCGCCTGAGCAGATGGGGGCTGGTGCATGGATTGGTGTTCGTCAGAATGATACCTATAGGTTCCTTGATGTTCCGAACACAGGCAGACAGGGCATCGAGATTGAAAAGTACGTACAGATGGAAGCCAGAGACCTTGTGGGTCTGAACCCAGAAAGTCCTTACTCGCAGATTAGACAGCAGCACATCGTGGACAAGTTCCTTAAGCACATTGCGGATGTTCTCAAGCTAGCTTACAAATGCTTTATCCTGTATGGACCAGATGAGCTATTCTTCCGTATTACTGGTCAAGCGGATCCTGTTCAGTTCCTTCGTGGACCGATTGATGACGAGCTAGATGTTACTGTATCGTTCGATACACTGAATAATGACCCTGATACTGTGAAAGCAAAGACCGATGCATTCTTGCAGCTAGCTAGGACTTCATCAACTAATAGATTCAATATTGGCAGAGTAGAGGAGTTCGTAGCTAACATGATTGATCCTATTATGGCTGACTTCGTTGTCCAGCCAGCGGATCAGGCGCAAGAAGAAATCCTTAAGGAGGTCACATCTGACCTGTCTAAGATTTACGCAGGTATCCCTGTGGGCGCACGTAGCAATGGTGGCGAGATGGCTCTGTCAATCATTCAGGAGTACATCCAGCAGCCAAGCACACAAGAGAAGATTCAGACGGATCCGACCTTCGCACAGAATCTACAGACTTACGCAAGCAAATACGAGCAACAGGTTCAACAGCAGCAGAACGCTGAAATCGGCAGACTTGGGGCTGCACCTGCTGAACTTGGTCAATTCGTAACTGAAGGTATCTAATGCAAACAGGAAAAGGTAAAGACAATCTAGCTGAGGCACTACGTGACCTGCGCAATACAGACCAATTTAAGGTAATCATCGGGTTCCTGCGTGACATACGTGAGAACAAGATTGCCGCACTTGAAGCCAATCTGGACAGCACTGAGAGGGCTGACGCAAAATTGATTGGTGCTATAGTGGAGGACGATTACCTCTACAAACTATTCAAGGGCGAAGACGATGGCAAAGAATCCTAAGAAGACAATGCGCTGCGGAGAAGTCCGTAGAAGCACTAGGTCTGGCAAGAAGATTATGAAACTTTACTGCGTGGGCGGTAAGCGAAAGCTTGTCCATGCTGGAGCCAAGGGATACGGACACAATTACTCGCCAGCAGCCAGAAAGTCATTCAGGGCTAGGCACAAATGCGACACAGCTAAGGCTGGAACAGCTAGACACCTAGCTTGCACAGAGCTGTGGAAGGGTAAAGGCGGCAGCAAAAAGAGTTCCCCGAAGGGTCGCAAGGGTAAATACTAAGTAATAAAAATACCCTGTGTTATACTGCGTTTATCGCCATTCTACTAGGCGTAAAAAGTAGTTATGCAAAACATAGAAGAATCGGGTAACGTCACTGCCCCCGAAGAAGAAGTGATGGAAGTTGAATCGTCCGAACCAAAAACTCTCGAAGATATTCGTAGGGAGCGATTGGAAAGGCTCAATCCTAGTTCTGTTCAGGAATCTGAAGAAGAAGTCGAGGAGGTTACAGAGGAGTCCACTGAGGAAGCCGAAGAAACTGAGGAGACCGAAGCTGGAGAAACTGAGGAAACTGAGGAGGAAACCGATGAGGAGGGTTCTGAAGATGTTCTTTCTCAAATTGATTGGGATGCACTGGATGATGACACCAGAGCCGATATCGCTACTCAGGCTATTGAGACGTTGCCCACAGAGCAGCTAGCTAAGTTAGCTAAGCTAATGGGAAGCGGAAGCGGTAAGCGTATTGGTGAACTCACAGGGCAGATCAAGGATCTGAAGAACCAGATGGCTGCTAAGGACAAAGCATTAGAGGATGGACTTCAACAGTTTATTTCTCCACAGGCTGCATTTGCGAATGTAACCACACAGGAAGAACTGGATGAAACATCAAGTAAAATCAGAAATAATATTAAGTTCTACCAAAAGTGGCTAGGTGGTGATGAGGATTACTTCACTCATAATGGGCAGGAGTTCTCAAGGGCAGATGTACTACAGTACGTTGAGACCCTTCAGGATCAATACGATGATATTCCTAAACAAAGGGATTATCTGAGATCGCTGGAAAAATCTAGACAAGAGGCTCAGGAGTTACAGAAGAAGGCGGAATCCGAATTCGAGTGGCTTAACGATGATGAATCAAAAGCATCTAAATTATATGATGAAATGGTTTCTTCGTCCGATGTAGCTATTATCGAAAGCATTGCGCCAAGTCTGGCAACTAAGTTGAAGTACCAATTACTACACGCTGCTAATAGCATGGCTGGCGTTAAATCAGTTCCGAAGGGTAAGAAGATTGCCCTCCCTAGACGACTCCCTAGCACAGCTAAGGATTCTGCTGCGGGATCTGCTTCACCGAAAGTCAGACAGGATATCCGAACCAAGAAGCTGAGAGAAGCAGCTCAAAAAGGCGATCTGAAGGCAGCAAGAGAATTGCGAACCATGCAGATCCAAAGCAAAAATTCATTGTTCAAACGAACTACTTAATACAAACCTAAATAATCTAAAATATCATGGCATTATCATTTGATAAATCATACGAGAATGGTGGTCTTAACTCCAACAGAGAAGAACTGTTGGACCTCACTACTGTTCTTTCCCCCCGTCAAGCACCCGTTTACGGACTGCTTTCTAAGCAAAAAGTATCCGCTGACAGAGTTGAGTGGACTGTTGACAATCTTCGTGACCCTGCTGACGTAGCAGTTATCGAAGGTACTGACGTTGACTTCACTGCTGGCGGTTCCACCGATGCAGAGCAATTCGACAACCTTGTTAGACTCGACAACAGAATCGAACACTTCAGAGACCAGTTCCTTGTTTCCAAGAAACAGGAAGTCTTTGATTCCGTTACTCCTGTTAAGATTCAGCAAGCTGAAGAAAAGGCTACTTCGCAGCTTCTTCGTGATATCGAAAAATCTATCTGTGGCGACCAAGGCGGTCAAGCTGGTAACGGCACTACTGCTGGTAAGAGCAGAGGTTTAGGTGCATGGACCAACCCTGCGGGTGCTGGTGATGGCGCAAACGGAATTACCGAAATTGACGCTAACTTCAGAACTAAGACTGAAAGCACTCACACCACTGGTGCGCTCACTGAGTCTGGATTTGCTGGCATTCTTGGCAGCATCTTCAACGAAGTTGGTGAAATGCAAGACCTCCACCTTGTTGCTGACACTGCGCTCCGTAACCACATCGTTGACGAGTTCACTCGTGCTGACAGCACTGGTACTGCTGTTCGTTACAACGTAGAAGGTTCTGAAGCTGTTGTTGAGTACAACGTAGAGCTGTTCAGAGGTCCGTTCGGTATCGTTAAGATTGTTACCGCTAATCCGAAATGTATGCCTGAGTCTTCTGCTGGCGCACACGACAGAGGTTACATCATTGATCCTAACCTTCTTGGATGGGGTGAAGCCCTTTCTATGGGTTCCACAATGTTGGAAGACCAAGGTGCTGGTCCTCGTGGTTACATCGACTGCATGGGTACGCTGATCTGTAAGGGTCCAAACGGACTTGGCAAGATCACCGCTATTGCCTAAAGAATTCTGGGGGAGGAGCCAATCTCCTCCCCCTTTTTCTTGACTTTTTGTTTATAGCTAGCTAGGTGTTTAGGTATGTCCTTTGAATTCACAGACGAAGACGTTGAAATAGCAATGCAGAAGATGGTTAAAGCCAAGTGGCAAAGAATCTTCAATGCACAACAGGAGGGTAAAAGGAGAGAGCTAGCTAGGAAGTCAGCGCAAAGATTTATTGGTGGATCACACGATGCGCTTGGCGTTCACGTTGGTTCCGTACCAATGGAGGAGTTCTATAAGCTCCGCAAACAATACGGAAATGAGGCATTCAATGACAAGGATTTCGTTGGATGGATGAATAAGAGAATCCTTCATCCCAATGGGATGGCAGCAACTAAGATGTAATGTCACTGAAGAACTCAACATTTTTGGATTTAAAGAACTTGACCTTTGCCCTGATTGGCAGAGAGTACGCAAGCGATACTGCTCAGTTCGCCAGATTGGTTGCCCTGTGGAACCAAGGAGCTAAAAGAGCTTACAGGGCATCTCATTATTGGGATCGTCACCTTGTGGTAGGTGAACCCAGAAGTGCGGTATCTGGTGTCGTTGAAAGCACAGAGGAGTCCTTTTTTGTGACTGGTGCTGGGATACCAGAAGCTAATGGGTTATATGTGCTTGTTGGGACTTACGACAATGCAAACGCATATAGCCTTACGACAGGATCTACTACGTATTCACTTAGAGATCAACACGCTAACGATTGGGAAATAGTACAGGGTGAATACGATGACGAGAACGCAACTGTACTTTACACGCATGGGGAATCCTCTGGTAATGCGCCTGATCCATATGGTTGGTCAACGGAGGCTGATGGAATCGCCCCCGCCCCATCGGTACTAAGCCTTGGGAACATTGATACGTTCCTTAGAATTTACAAACAAGAGCCATTTAAGGGATCTGCCGTACAGGAGTGCGATTTCCATGTGAACAAGGGGAAGGCTAGAGTCCTTGGGACTTCTTCTAATCAGGACACAGTGTATGTAACCTATAAGGAGGAATACACCCCAGAATATACGACTGCTTCCGCTGATGGAGATGACGTACCTGACGAGTACATGAACTACATGGCTCACTACGCTGCCTATACATGGCAGAGATCCGTTGAGCAAAACGCTTCAGAAAATAACTTTGCGTTATCATTAGGTCTAGTAAATCAGATCCTTGAGGACGAGCTAGCTAAGATTGAGGGACAAGGTATCTTTAACTCAAATGTAGCTAGGAA